GCAAGCAAAGAACTCCAAGATGCGTTTATGACCATGTATATGGATCACTTACCTGAAACTTCTTTTGCTCAGTCACTGAGGAGACGTACGGGGGTGTTAGGGTTTGAGGGTAACTCGAAGACTGCTATACGTACCAAAGGCTTTGACTTAGCCCGACAGGTAGTGCAGATAGAATACGGCGGGCGCATATCTGCCATCCGATCTGAGATAAACGCAGTACAGCCACCCAAAGGTGGGGACGATAAAAAGTTCGAGGCCGTACAAGCTCATCTGGATGAGACTGCGAACTTCGCTATCAATGGGGCAAAGAAAAAGGGTATGGAGAAGTATGTTAAGAATGCTAACCAACTCGCCTTTGTGTACACCATTGGCTTTAACGTATCCTCGGCAATAGTAAACTTGTCGCAGATACCGTTGGTGGTTCTACCATACCTATCCTCTCGGCATGGGTTTATGGCTAGTAGCGCGGCGATAATACGTGCAGGTCAGGTTGTGGGCGGTACTAGTGATAGATATGGTGGTACAGGCATTGATGACCTTTTTGACTTAGACGCCAACGGCAACTACACCGCCAAGGATAGCCTAAGCGATGGGCAGAAGAAGATGATAAAGGACATGAACTTAGGAGTCCTAATTAAGGCTGCGGCGGCGCAGGGACAGCTAACCAAGGCATTCCTACCAGACGCACTTGCAGTACATGAGCAGGGTAGAGCCTCGCGTGGTGGGATAATGGGTTCGACACTGGACGTAATATCTAACGTAGGCGCTCACTTTGGCTTTGCTCAGGCGGAAAGATTTAACCGCCAGACCGCTATGGTAGCCACTTACGACCTTTCATTGCGACAGCTTATAGCTAAGAAGGAAGCAGGGGAGAAATACTACGCCTCTACTAAAGCTGAATTTGTTGCCCTGTCTACTATGAGTGACTCCGACATAGCTACTCTAGCCGCGGAAGAAGCTATATACCAAGTGCAAGAGACGAACGGTGGTGCGGTACTAGAGACATCTCCTAAGTGGGCACAGCAAGGTATTGGTCGTATTGCGTTTATGTACAAGACCTACGGCTTACAGATGTACTACACAATGTTCAAGTCGGCTAAGTTGTTTACGGATAACATCGGGGATAACACTCCTGAAGGTATAGAACTTAGACGTCAGGCTAAAAAGCAGATCGCCGGGGTTTATCTATCCTCTGCGCTAATGGCTGGGGTACAGGGCGTACCTCTGTACGGGGCAGTACGTGCCATAGCAGACATGGTGCTGTTCGATGATGAAGAAGATGATGCGGACACTGTCGTACGTAAGTACATCGGCGAAGGGTTCTACAAAGGCTTTGCGGTAAACGCCCTCGGCGTAGACTTTGCTACACGTATCAAGCTGTCCGATTTGGTAATCCAGACAAACAGATTCAACAATGACCCATCAACGGAAGAGGTAATCGGCTACCACCTCGGTGGCCCCGCGCTCAGCATAGGTAATAGGCTTATACGTGGTGTCGAAGATCTGAGGAACGGAGAGATAGAACGGGGCATAGAGAGCCTTGTACCTGCGGCAGCAGCGAGTGTCTATAAGTCTACTTTCGGTAGGTTCGCCAGAGATGAAGGTATATACACCCGTCGAGGTGATCCTATCTACGACGACATGTCATTTAAAGACCTAGCGTTTCAGGCCATGGGCTTCTCTCCCGCTGAGTACACGTTTGCACAAGAGCAAGCTAGTATGAGTAAGCGTATAGAGGGCGGTATCCTAGCCAAACGCCAAAAGTTACTTAGAAACCTAAATATCGCTAGACGTTTTGGTGACGTAGAGAAAGCTAAAGAAATACGTGTGGAAATACGGGAGTTCAATAAGGATCACAGAGGACAACGTATTAACGGCGAGACTATTAGAAGATCTGCCAGTTCTTTTGGAAGGACTACTGCGACTATGTACAACGGTGTTACTATCACTAAGTCTCTACGTGCTGACGCGGCTCGAAGTCGTGATGAGTACCAACAGGGATTTGAAGTGTTGTTTGGTAAGGACGAATAAACCCCTAAAAAACACCCCCCGCCTGTCTCGGAAACAGGTTAGGGGGGTAAAAGGGGGAACTAACAGGTACGCCATACTCTAACGCCTAACAGGCCGTCTTCTATGCATACTCGGGACTCTATTTTCCAGTCCTTCTTCTTGATTATATTTTTTATTTCTTGTGTAGCTTTCTTGGTGTTGATGCAGGGGACAAATATGGATGAACCTACTACCATACTGCCCCAATCAACTACTACCCTAACCCCATCGGGGCATAGGTCATTCAGCTTTCGAGTTGTCACTCTCCGCCTCCCCAACAGCACAGTCCACTGCAAGTACCGTAGAAGGGGGTAGCTGAGTACTGGTGCCTTTGGTCAAACGCATTTTAACAGACTTGGCGTTGAAGTTATCCTTTAGATCCTGTACGAACGAGCTGTAATTTATCTGCTGCTTACCACACCACACCTTCAGGGCTTTCGGTATTAGGTATGCCCGTTTAATATCCGTCTCGTATCTACCGATCAAACGTATTTTGGGGTCTAGCTCTGGGATGATTAATGTGTCAAGTCCGTTGCCATTACCTTTACGTAGGTCGTCAGTGCTCTTAATCTTCAGAATGCTACCCCAGTTCTCGTGGATGTAGTCGTTCAATGTATCAGAAGCGGAGCAGTCCATACCTTGTACCGCCAGTAAGTTCTCCTTTAATAGCCCAATAACATACTGGGTCAACTTCGGTATGTCGTAATCAATTAGCCCAATACGTTTTGCTATGATACAACCTGCGATAGTCGATGCAGCACCTGCCGACCAATATCGGTTTTCTGCGGTAAGCCCTGCTTCGCGGTCAATATTCTTCTGTACCTTCTCGCGCAAGGCGTCCGCTTCAGTACCGTTAGCCATCAAATGCTGTACGTAAGGCACGCCTGCTACACCGTACACCTCGTTGACGCTACTAGCGAACTCATCTGTGGTCTCTTTCTCTTCGGTGGTAAAGAATTTCCTTACAGCACGGGTCTCCATGATACGTTGAGCTTCCGCCTTCGGCATGTCCTTAAACATACTTACACGCTCTACAAAACTAGTGTTACCTGTGCTAACAGCTAGCAGGCTCCACGATTTACCTCTAAGGCGTTCGTTGTTACTGCTACCAGACATACGATTACGTTGTTTACCGCCAGACAACTGATAGGCTAAGTTAGATAACTCTTTACCCTCTGCGTTAGTAAGCTCGTCAATGTAGAGAGGTAAGTTGTGGTATATCTCACCACGGTTCATATGCGACGCCTGTGTGTCACGTTCTTCGAGTACGTACTCTTTGGGGTTACCCCACACAGACGCGGCCATGTACATAGCGGTAGTCTTACCAATACCACTGGCCTTACTGTGTACGTGAAATCCTGCGCAGCTAATCGGAGAAGAGTCCATAAGCACAGAACCAAATGCAGTGCCTACGATGTACTGGTGCATCTCGAATCCGTCGCGGTTATAGAAATCAGCGTTCTTCTTCCACTGCTCTAGCGTGCCCTTAGGCTCGAATATGTGAAACATACTTGCAGTGGCGGAGGATGGAGGGTTAAACCCTACACCTTGTGGTGTTACTTCTTGGTTACCTATAATAAAAGAAGAGCGCTTGTCGTCCGACCAACCGAACTGACGATGCGCCTCATCTGCTACTTCAGTAGCCTGCAACTCGTTTACCCATGTTGTAGTATATTGCATTAGTTCATCCATTTTAGTGACGGCCACACCCTGCATAGACATCTGTTTACGGAACTCATCTCTAGATGTAACAGCGGTTAATGGCACTGTAAATTCACGCACCCCATCTTTAGGTAGGTGCAATCGCATAACTATAGCTTCCCCTATCTCAACGTCCCGTAGTCTTCGCACTACATATAAGTCGTTGTGGTAGAGTAACTTCTCTTCTATCTCTCCATCGGGGTCAGTAGTTCTAGTATAGATCCCGCCGTACTTACCCCTGAAGTAAGGCTTCGGGTACTCAGGTATGGTATATGTGTTGGTTGGAGTATTAGGTAGGTTTAGTGCCGGAGCTTCTACCACAACCTCTACCACATTATCTTCGGCAGTCGCCCGTTCTACGCGGTTACCTAGTGTGATGGGAGACTTTATCTTCCCCCAGTTCGGGCAGTCTTGGCATATGCCGGGATTACTAGCGTCGAAACTACTACATAGGTGTACGTGTTTAGTAGTATCATATTTACTGTCCGTTTCTTCGGGGTCGTATCCGTCGTAGCCCTTAGATATTTTATGTACTCCTGCCCTACCGCCGTCTTCACAGTGCTTAACGATAGACACAGCATCGAACCACGTAGGTTCACTGACACGGTTGGGGTCACGTAGTACTTGCATCAACTGCTCACAGCCTCTACCTTCTTTACTCTTGGTGAGGATGTCCTTGAAGTAACTTTTATAGTTCGGCGTGAGTGCCGCCATGACCGAGTTCGCCCCCGCAGACCTTCTCGTGGGGACTGGTATCTGGTCTATACCGATTATATTTGAGAACGTGTCAAAGTTTACCGTCGAAGGGATGGAGCCAAAATACGCAACTTCAGACGGAGGTGTAGTCTTATGGTTATGAGTGTGGGGTATTCGTAGTACCCTAGCGGAATCGGCGGTGACCTGATTGTCGCAGTGGAAGTCATGCTCTTGGCACAACTTCTTCAGTCGTGTAGCTACCGGTTTCCAGTCGTCGGGGCATACGGTCTCAGTAAGCCTCCAGTACACGTGGATTCCCCTACCTGAGTTTACTAGTAGTGGGCGTGGTAGCTTCACAGTCTTACAAAACTTGGCTAATTCTTGTACAGCTTCAGCTTGCGTGCTGTAGTCCTTATCTTCCCCGCAATCTATGTCGAGAAAGAAAGCCTTTAGGTGCTTCCCGTTGATCGCTTTTCGGGAGTTATTATCTGTAAATGTACATAGCGCAAAGTACGCATCGTACCCTTTTGCGTCTAGCTCGGTCGCCGCGTCAAGCAGATCCCCAGTAGACTCGAAGAACATCTGTGGCTTGTGCCCAGTGTTCAGGTTATTCGCAAACAAACAATAGTAGCCACCGTTCCCCAACGTGCTATCTAGAAATGCTTTTGTATCCATAACGATTTCCTAATTCCGAGAGTCACCACAGCAGGGGCACCGAAGTGCCCTTTTCAGGTAATCAGCCCTAGCTGTGGGATTAGTTCTTAATTGGGACTAGTTACTAGTCATCCCATTCGTCAACGATTGATGCAAGATCAGCATCATCTTTTGGTGCGGGAGCCGCTTTCTTTACTACCTTCTTAGGCTCGGAGACTTTCTTTGGTTCGTCCTCAAAGATCTCATCACTGACTGCTTCTACGGCAGCCTTAGGAGCATCTTGCACTGCAAATGGATTATCGTCAACCTCTAATTCAAATCCATCTACAACACCAAACGGAGAACCGGCTGACTGTGGCTCTTGATACTTGATAACCTGTACAGCTTTTAAGCGTAGTGATACACCATTGTCACGCATGTTGTAGGGTACGAACACAACGGCCACGTTGACAGTACTGCCAGTAGTGAGACGGAAGTCTTCAGGTAGTTCCTTACTCTTAGCGTCGAACTGCTTAGGCTTGGCGGTAGCGTCTTTACCATATGCACCCTTGAGTACAGCTTTACCTACGAACATATCGTCGTCGTCCTGCTCGAATGGCATAGCTAACTTCTCGGGCCAAGACTTCTCTCTACGTTCTGCGTATGCAGTAGCCATAGATTTATACAGCGCCTTGGCTTGGTCTTTATCCATACGGAACTTAGTCTCATACCTAGCGCCATCTTCAAACGGGTCGCATGGGACACTCTTGTTTTCGGTGTTACAAAAACGGTAGCACTGGTTAATGCGTGGGTAAAGGATTTCTACGTTACTTACTAAATGTGTCATATCAATTTTTCCTATAATTTAATTTGCGTCTATGTCAAAGCCATCTACCACACCAAAAGGATTCGAGGATTCAGGTGGTTTGTATGCGTCTTGGCGTATCGCTTCTAGCGAGTCATCCCCAGAGATCACCACATCTACTACATCCAACTCATCTTCGGTTAGTGGTCGTACAGCTTTAAAATAGAGTTTAGGTACTACACTTTCTTTATCAACATACATCTTGGTAACAACCCCAGTAGCTACAGAATCACGTGCGGATAAAAACTTCACGTATTCCTGTAAGGGCATGTCGCCATTACTCCCTCTACCGTATATAGAAGTAGCGGGTAACTGTAGTCTGTAAACTACACCTAGGTCGTTGGGCAATGCAATGGCAAGGCGTTGGGCAAACCTACACGCTCTACCACCGTTCTGTCCTGAACCTCTTACGTTCTGGGTGCAATCCATACACCTACTAGATTGTATCTGTCCTTCTGGTACATCCGATGCGGGTACTTGCGTATCAGGTGACCAACATACCGGAGCCTTTACTACGTTCGGGTCATACGTGTTGTCGTAGTACGAACGTGATATAGGGGCGGCGTTTACAATAACAATGTCTATTGAGTCTTTAGCCTGTGAAGCTACGGCACCATCTATGGTTCTAATCTCTCCACCACGGATACTGATTCGGCGACTCACTATACATCCTCTCCTGCATCCCACGACAGGTCTTCGACCAGAGAGTCCACTTCTAGCGTAACTGCTGCATCAGACTTATTCTTTAGTAGGGACTCAACTACAGAGCTTAACTTAAACCGGTACGTGTTACCGAAGTGCGCGTAGGTGTCTTCAGGTATGTCACCCTTACGAACCCATGCACGGACAGTAGCAATCGACACTTGAAAATGTTTTGCCACGTCCTCAGTAGTTACAAATTGTTCCATTATTTCTTCCTCACCGCTATTGCGTATTCTGAATCTACATTAAGACCTTTAGGTACGAGGTCGGGGTTTTCCTCCAAGTACTGCTTCACACTGGCTTGGTTAAGACGCTTGTCGAAGAACTCAGGTATCTCGTTCTCTAAAACAAACTTGTACATAGATTCCCAATCGCTCGTCCAGTACCTAGTCTTAACTGACCTGTAAAACAATCCCGCAGGAGTTTTAACACTATCTAGCCCATGCTCAGCACAGTAATCTAGTAGTGCGCGTTTTACTTTATCCATTTGGGCAGTAAGTGCCTTGTCCTTTTCCTTAAACTCTGCGGACATCTTAGACCGTTTATCTCTTATCTTTAGATAGGTCTCCGTCAGCTTCTCCGCATTAACTACATCGCTCATAATTAACCTCTACTTGGTGACAGGAAGTACACTCTATTCCCATATAACCCCCTAGTCAAGTATTTCTTTATAAAGGTCGATCATCTTTGTATGTACGTCAATTCTATTGTCAAGTAACGCATATACGCGTTTCTCTGCGTGACTACCAACTAGCTGGACGATGGTACACTTCTGATCTTGCCCAGACCTGTGTACACGTGCGTTAGCTTGCGCGTAAGTTTCCAGCGAACT